AAAAGCCTCATCAATGCTGTAAATTTCTACCCGCGGCACCATCTCCTCGAGTGTGGTCATTACCCGGTTCGACATATCAGCGTAAAGCTCATAATTGCTGCTGAAGCAAACAACACCAAATTGCTGGAAGCGTTCTTTCTGTTTGAAGTATGGCTCACCCATTGCGATACCGAGTTGCTTCGCCTCGGTGCTACGCGCAATCACACAACCATCATTGTTCGACAGTACGACAACCGGACGCCCTCTCAAATCTGGTCTGAATACAGTTTCACAACTGGCGTAAAACGAATTAACATCGCAAAGTGCGAACATACTCAGCTCGCTGCTTTAACGATGAAAGTAACGACGCCGAATACGTCCAGCGTGTCTTCGCTGTCGACGATGATCGGCGAATAAGCGCTGTTCATCGGATTGAGCTGAACTGTAGGTCGCAGCTGCAGACGTTTAACAGTAAACTCCCCATCCACGGCTGCAATAACAATATCGCCGTGTTCAGCAGTTCGTGAGCTATCCACCACCAGCAGATCACCATCGTTGATGCCTGCTTCAATCATTGAATCACCCGTGGCTTTGACAAAATACGTTGAGCTGGGATGAGAAACGAGCAACTCATTAAGATCGATACGCTGCTCAATGTAGTCTGCCGCGGGACTTGGGAAGCCACACGGCACTAAATAACTGAAAAATGGCAGAGAAATAATTTCGCGCAACTCTGTAGGTCTGAAAAATTCCATAATCCATACCCCAAATACTGTTTTTATATACAGTAGTTTCATTTGAACATGCGCGCAAGATACCGGAGTCGTTACGGCTGTTTAATTATTCATCTCTTCGTTTGTAAGTTTCTCTCTCTATTCAAATTATGGGTTTTGTAAATTTTCTGGTGGTATTGCCATATGCGCATATTTAAGCCAGTTTAGAGGCCGGGAACTTTCTGTACAGCGTCGACAGCCCCACATCATAAATAATCGCTACCTGCCGCCGCGGTACTCCTGCCCTAATCAGGCGCCCGGCCTGCGCCCATTGCTCCGGTGGAGCAGCCCGGACAATAGCCTTTATTGTGGGTTTAGTCAGGCTGGCTGTTCCGGCCAGACAGGGGAAGCTGTATTCACCTGGTTTACCAATACGCCGTAGCGTTTCCATGCCTCCAGCCGTTTAATCTCGTCATCTGTGACAATACATTCACAGTATTTACGTTCTTTCCCATACATTCCCCTACCAAACCACCTGACCGCCATATACATCACAATCCGTTTCCACTTAGGCACACCAAGTACGGTCATTCCGTCCAGGAATATCAAATCGGCTTCTTTGGTCCAGCATTTCAAGAATTGCGGGAGTTGAGAAACGGCCCATGGTAATTATTGTTCTACCTGTGCGATAATGAGTTCTTTTTGAGGGTATGTTATGCGCACAAAGTTACACTCTCTGCAAGCACTGCGTGGTATTGCTGCGTTACTGGTTGTGTTGTTCCATTATAGAGGCTTTCTGAATGATGGAGCTAAAGGAAACCCTACAATATGGGATAAAGTATTTAGTCCTGGAATTATCGGTGTTGATATTTTCTTCATTATTAGCGGTTTTATAATGGTTTATACTACCTGGAGTTATATGCGAGGGAAAGCATCTCTGGTTCGGTTCTTGCTTAACAGGGTAATACGTATCATTCCGTTATACTATCTTTGTCTTGTCATAGCTTTTCTTCTTGAAGGCGCTATGAGCACTTTTCATTATCCAGACAAAGTGCAAAACATTTTAAGTGCGTTGACATTCACATTATACAAAACCTCTACACCTCCACTCTACATTGACGATGGTGGTACGTATAATATTCGATGGACACTCAACTACGAAATTTATTTCTACCTTGTATTCGCTTTATGTCTGCTGGTTAAACACCGAGTTCTGGCGCTCGTCACTTGGGGCATTCTGGTAACCAGCATCATACCTGTGATAGCAGGATACCAACCAACAATAAATGTACAAGGTTATCCTTTTTCATCTCCATACTTCGGTTTTCTGACAAACCCTCTTCTACTGGAGTTTATTATTGGAGTTATAGTTGGCTGGCTGTACATCAAAATAAAACAAAAATTTCCTTCAAGAAAAATAGAATTATTATCAGGTATTAGTGCTATCGTACTACTAATATATATTATTTGGGGAATATATACTGGAAACATCCATGCGTTGGACAGAAAAAGTTCCCTTGTTTTGGGGTTCTTTGTTCTCGCCCTCACGCTTGGGGAATCTTTATTACTGTCATTTATCCCCCGTTTTTTGACTTATGTGGGAAACATCTCATTTTCGTTATATCTGCTCCATAGCGCAGTTGGTCTTGCTGTGGTAAAAAAAGTTGGAGCTGTCGGATATTCGGATTTTAAGATGATCCCATCCGTGTTGCTGGCTATCGGGATATCTATCCTGGCAGCTCACTTTACACATAAATACATAGAGATTAATCTGACTCAGAAGATAAAAAATAAGTTAAAACAGAAAAATCTATTGAAGAATCCTCTTCCATACGGCAGTCTGCAATAAAAACAATTTATATACGCCCGGTAGTCCGGGCTTTGCTTTATTTAATTTCCGTTATTATCATTCCAGTATCCTTTTTCATTTGCAGTTGGCGCCCATGGATTTTAAATCCCTGAATGACCATTGCCTGCATCATACCTGCCCAGTTATCTGTCTGTTGCCCCAAACCGTGAATCCACGGATGCGCCGGAACGACGGAACAATCCAGCGCAGCCAGGGAATCCGTAAAAGCCAGACGCGCTTCACGCCACATCCGGCACCTCCGGCCAATCAGGGGAAGCTGTATCCACACGGTTAACCATTACGCTGTAGAGTTCCCATGCTTCAAGCCGTTTAATCTCTTCATCTGTGGCAATTTTTAGTTTTACTGCCCGCGCCAGTGGTGCGATGGCTGATTCAGCTTCAGAAAGGCGACGAATTTTTTCAGCCTCAGCCTTTTTACGCAGCTCTTCCGGAGAATAACCCCGCTGAACGACTTTACCGTCCTGATATAACCACGTACCATCACCACGGCAATCATCAGGGCAGTCAGCAGCGTCTATTTCCGCAACAGACATATTAACCGGCCACAACATTGATACAGCATATGTGTTTCCACGTTGCGGGACTGGTTGATTAACGACACCCCAGATAACCCCTTCAGGGTCGTACATGATTTTTGCAGTATCATCAGAAAATAATGACTGACATTCATACCAGTCCTGCCCGTCTTCTGACTCCAGAAAATATGCACCTATATTTATTTCGGACTGAGTTTTACCCCTGTTTACGGGCGCGTCAATAAGTCTGAAATTTTTAATGTCCTGATATTTTTTCATTATGCCGTCCCCCCTTGTACGGTATACCACTGAATACCTAATCTTTTTTGCAAAGGCGCATAAGCAATGCCATCAATATTTTCGCCTTGATTATCTTTCCAGACGGAGGTAACTACATATCCGGGGGTGTTAGGCCAGGAACCTGCATTGTTCCAGGTAGCCACTGATGTGCCAGCCCCTAATTGAATATCTGCGACGAGATTATTATTCAGATGTGTACTTAGCCAGCCGTTCCAGACATTACCAAAAATATCCCCGTTACCAGCCATGCGTGACGTGCCATTTCCTGCCTGCACTTCGCCTGTAGCTACAGCATTCCCGTTTACTTTCAGGGAAACCATGCTTTCCACAAGATTACCGATGATACGTAATACATGTGTGTAGTTCGAGTAAACATCAAGCACGCCGTCGCCGTTCTGTTTAAAACCAGTGTCATTATCACCAAGAACGATCGAATTACCGCCCAGCGCATTGTCAGTACCAATGCCTAACGGGCCGTTTAGCCTCCCTCCATTAACTGACAGCGCTCCGATATTTTCGGGAGTGGGTTTATTAGCTGTGTTGTAGTCAACAATCCACGGGCGGCTGGTATTCGGTACAGTTCCCCAGTCCTGACGCTTTGCGTTAGCGCCCATATGCGCGTAATAGTGCTGAAACCAGACTTCACCGATTTTCTCAACAAACAGATATCCGTAGCTGTACAGCTTGCTGCCATCCGGATAGGTCGGAAAATCAGCGACCGTATCAGAATTCGACACCGCCACCCGCCACCATCCCGGTGTATTAGCTGATGCCATCGTGCCGTTATCGGTAATTTCACCAACAGCATCGGCGGAAATGGCTCCCACATCTGACGCCCACAAAGTGATATCACCGGTCAGTGGTTTACTGTTAACCCGCCGTGTCGCCGGAACGGCATTTTTTGCCAGATTTATCGTTTCTTCTAAACCAACGTTTTGGAGAAACAGCGGCTTATTCGGGATGTCCGCGCCATTCTGATTTTTTTCAAGACGGGTTTTAACCTGTTCATCGATCAGCCTGCCAATAGCGGCGTGAAGCTGTGTATGTTCG